TATAATTGCAAATGACAATTATGCGCCAGAAATGGCATTAGCGGCTTAGTCTAACTAAGCACGTAGGGGTTGGCAACTTACCTGGCAACAGAAAAGTTGCACTCTATAACCTAATAGATAAAGCCTATTAGACTTAGGCATTTTTCTGTGCTATAATAATTTAAATATAGCATAAGGAGAAAACATGCCACCACGTAATCATAAGAGTTGGTTAGCACAACCAAACGTAGAATCAATCAGTAGTTCAGCATATAACTCACCAGAAATATTTGCACAAGAGCAAGAACGTATCTTTTCAAAAGTATGGGTACCTATGTGTCACATCTCAGAAATGTATAATCGATTAGATTATAGAACAACACAGATAGCAGGAGTAAATGTTATTGCTTGGAACACAGGCGACGGTGTTCGAGCATATCGTAATCATGGTATAACTAAACCAGCTGGAACACTTGGTGCACCTATCGTAACAGTTGAACCAGAACTCCATTGCGAAGTAAAGCACGGAGGTATGGTATGGGTAACACTTGATCCTAATCCATCACAGAGTGTTGAAGAATGGACAGCAGGAGCATTTGATTGTATTGCTGATGCTATTGACACAGAAGAAATGGAAGTGTTCCACTATCACAAAGCAGTTATTGATACTAACTACAAACTGTGGCATGATACCAACAGTGAATTCTATCACGACTTCATGCACTACTTTAATCGTGTAAGCGGGTTTAATGATGAATACTTTGCACGTAAGAACATACCGTTTGATAACGGACATGTAAACGTAAGTTCATTTACTGTGAACTACGAAGAGTATGAAGGCTTTGAAGATAGAGGCGATCTGTCTTTTCCTAACCTGCCACCTAACCAATGGTATATGGTAGATCTATTTCCAGGCTTCAACTTTAACTTGCGTGGTAGTGCGTACCGTAGTGATTCAGTAACTCCGCTAGGTTGTAACAAAGTGCTTATAGAGTTTAGAGGTTATGGACTACGCAAAGACACCCCTGAAGAAAGACGCACACGCATTAATCATCACAATAGTATATGGGGACCTTTTGGACGTAACCTACACGAAGACCTAATCGGTGTAACAGGACAAGGTACAACTATGCGTGAAGGTACAGAGAACAGACGCATACTACATGGTAGACATGAGAATGGAACTATACACGATGAAGTAGGTATGCGTCATTACTATAGTGAATGGGGAAAGTACTTAGATGTTGATCCGTATCAGTAAACGTTGGTTTAGACTATTAGATTGGTTATCACAAGACACTGGTCCTAAACACATGGGACGTAACTAGATAAAAAAAGGCTCCAAAGGGAGCCTTTTTAATTCTTTAATTTAAAACTAAGATTTAGAATTTAAATGTAAGTCCTACTTCTGCATTTCTATCGCCTGGATTTTCCCAAGATTGATCACGTGCTTCAGTTAAAGTAACTTTTGCTGATACTTTTTCTGATAGTGCATATGATGCGCCAACTTCAATATAAGAAGAATCTCTATTAATATCAATTAAGTCTTTTTGTGTTGATTGCCATGCATAACCTACTTCTGCAAATGGTGTTAACTTACCCATAGCATGTGCGACACCAATGTACGGTGAAAGATCTAGTGTACGTGTGTCTGATGTAAAACTGTCGCCAAAACTAAATTTAGCTGAAGCTCCTGCATACAATGGAGTTAGCCCAAGGTCCATAGACTTATCAGCTTTTACTGAGTAATTGTCTACAGCGCCATTACGCTTCCATGTTACAGTTGCGTCTACTGATGCTACTTCGCCGCCAATAGCAAACTCTGTTGCGCCAGTCTTAGGTGATTTTACGCTAATTGAATAGTCGTCTGTTACTGCTGTCATCTTCATAGCAGTATTGTCATAGTCTTCTGCGAACGCAGTTGTGCTTAACAAAGTCGCAAGAGCGACTGTTATAATTGTCTTTTTCATAATTTTTCCTTATTGTAACCTAATAGGTGTGTCAGTTCAGAGAACCCCTCTGCCCTCAAAATTATTTATCTAATTTAAAATTCCTAAAAAATAAAGTGGCTAAGTATAATTAATGATAAAGTATTGTACACCACTATCTGTTGACATACTAAATGAATTAAAAGACATTTACAATAGTCAGGAAAAGAAAGAGTTAGCTTGGCGCAAGGGTGCAAAGTTTGAACCTGCTTTGTCTGTGTTAAAAGATTATGTAAATAATGAACTAGGACATAACTATTGGAAATGTACACAAGGAACGTTCTTTGAAGCTGATAAACCTTACAGAATACATACTGATACATCGATAGATGAACATAATCATCAAACTATTGTTATACCATTAGACTGGAAGCATGATGCTGATGCTAGTCTTAGTGAAAACTCATTATATATTTTTAAACAAAGGTGGCATCTTGAAGCAACAAACTTTCGGCATGGGTCTAAGCCATCTACTGATGGACCCAGACACAATACAGATACAAGAGAATATAGTAAAGTAGAAAACTTAGAACCAAATAATTATATTGATTATGAAACTGCAAAGGACTGCAATCATCTTAAAGAAACACATTTTACAGGGTTATCGGTAGAAGCTAAATTACAATGGTCTCCTGGACAGCCTTTCACTTTTCCACGTACTGCATTACATTGTTCTAATAACTGGCTTAGATTAGGAATAAAATCTAAACTTGGTCTAAGTTTATTTACAAGTTTATAACAAATCGTGTTTTATAGCTAGATTAAATAATCGTTGATTTTCTTTTAAAGTTTTTTTTTAGATTCTCGTTGGTCAAAGGCTTCTTCAAATCCTTCCATTCCGTACTCTGCTCTTTCTGAATTATTCCATAACCTTTTGAAGTATCCATCATATGAACTAAGAATCGTTTCTTCTGATGTGTTTATGTGCCCTTTTACCATCCAGAACACCCTACATGCTTCTTTGAACGAGGTACTAGACATTTACAACAAGCCTAACAATTTGCCGTTTCCGGCTATAATCATTAAGCAGGTTATAATATGAAGTACAATCCAAAAGGTACGAAAAGCCAAAGCCTTCCTTACATCTGTTTGTGTAATAGGAAGGAACTCTGGCTTATCGTCGTCTGTAATTCCAATAGGCATTCCAACAGTTCTGGCCCATAGTTTTAGCCATCGCCGTTGTCCGCTCATTACATATTATTCTTTTTTTCTTGAACTTCGGCTCTACGTGTCTTAGCTAGTTTACCAAGATCACCAAGTGCTTTTCTTGCTCTTGCGGCTGCTGCCTTTACACCTTTTTCTTCAAACGTTGCATGTTCTGCAAGATAGTTTTGATATGCTTGCACTATTTCTTCATGTATACTCATACTTTTCTCCTATTAAAGTTTAGTTAGTTGTTACACTTGCTTGCGGTGGTATTGCTAAACCTGTTGTGGTTGCAATATACTGACTAGCCATTTGCTTTTCTGTTTTACTTGCACACAAAATATTATTTGTATGAAATGTAATTTTAGCTAATGGTTCGATAGTAAACATAAAAGGCGCCAATGCTAATCCTTTTTCAGACATTGTGAGCATTAGAGGTTTAGTAACAGTATATTTTGTTTCGTTAACCTCGTCAAGTTTAGCAACTACTTCTTCTCCAGATGCCAGCTTAAAACTTACAACGTCGCCTTTAGTAATACTTTTTTCAATTAACATATATTGTTATCCTATAATGAGTGTCCGGTTCCATTAAAACCTGTGTCTTCTACATACTTAATTAGCTCAGTGTACCCACCAATGACTGTAGATCCGATTATAATTTGTGGCATTGTGCGGGCATTTGGTGAAATTTCTAAAAGTTCTTCTCTAGTTAAGTCTGTTCCTAAGTTTCGAGTTTCAAATTTGATGTTATATTTTTTTAAAAAAGCCTTAGCTTTATCACAATACGGACAAGCATCTTTAGTTAATACTAATACATTCATCACAATGAAAATCCTTTTAAAATGTCATCGTCAACGTCTTGTTTAATACCACCAACAATATAACTTTCAACCTCCGTCTCTTGTGGTGCAACTTGTAGCCCAGAGCTACTTAACCAATGTTGTGTCCAAGGTAATGGGTTTGTATTAACTGGTTGGTCAAATATAGCTTGCATCCCCAGTGCTTTTAATCTTCGATTAGCAATATATTCAACATACTGATGCAGTAGTGTATCATTAAGACCAATCATACTTCCGTCTTTAAACAAATACTTTGCCCAGGCTTTTTCTTCGTTAACACAAGTACGCCACATGTCGTAAACTTCTTCTTGACACTCTTTAGCAATTTGAACCATCTCTGGATCGTCTTTGCCTTGTGTCCAATGTTTTAGAATATGTGTACTAAGTGCTAAATGCTGACTTTCATCTCTAGCAATTAAACTAATAATTTTAGCAGAGCCTTCCATCAACTTTAATTCTCCAAATGCAAATGTACATGCAAAAGAAACATAAAAACGTAATCCTTCTAAAATGTTTACATTTTGCATAGCAAGATATAATTTTTTCTTTACATCCCGCATACTACCTTTTTTATGGAAGTTCCAATTATCTGCAGCTTCTGTAAATGCATCATAATTTTTTGTAACTGAGATTGCTCTTTTAATAATTTCTTCATCGTCTAGAATAGTATCAAATACCTCTGCAGGATCAGCATACACATTTTTCATAATATGTGTGTAGCTACGTGAATGGATTGTTTCAAAGAAGTCCCAAGTAACAATGCATCCTTCTAATTCAGGCAATGATACGTGCGGTAAAAATGCTAAACATGGACCACGTCCTTGTACACTATCAAGTAGTGTTTGATATTTTAGGTTACTAGTAAAGATATGTTTTTGTTCTGGTCTAAAGTTAGCAAAGTCTGCTCTATCTTTTTGTAAACTTACTTCTTCAGGACGCCAAAAGTATCCTAGCATTGTTTGATTTAATTTATCAAATACTGGAAACTTAAACACATCATATCGTTGTGTATTTTGATCTGCACCAAAGAACATATTCTGCTTTGTGAAATCTACTTTTTCTCTGTTAAAAACAGTCTTTGCCATGTTTCTTTTTCCTTCCTACGAACACTCATATAGTATAATACATAGTTATTAAATTGTCAACCTAAATTGCACACGCTTCACAATATTCTTCTTCACTAGCAAAGTCTTCTCGATTAGGTGTAGTTGTATCTTTAGTTTCATCATGCCAGCCTAAAGAATGTGCTGGCTCTTCAAATGCAATATCATCGTCTGTCTTATAGTCGTATGTATTTTGATAGTAACTTGTTTTCCAACCTAACTTATAAGTGTTTAACAAGTCTTTCATCATAACACTCATTGGAACTTCGTTGTTTTCAAAATGTGTTGGATTGTATGACCAATTGCCACTAATAGCCTGGTCAAAGAATTTTTGCATTACAGCTACAGTATTGATGTAACCTTCGTTGCTAGGCATGTCCCACAACAAGGTGTAATATTGCTTAAGGCTTTGATATTGTGGCACAATCTGCTTAAGAGGCCCTTTTTTACTTTTCTTAACGGACAAGAATCCTCTAGGTGGTTCAATTCCATTTGTTGCGTTCGACACAACGGAACTGCTTTCCGATGGCATCTGTGCGGACAATGTGCTGTGCCTAAGACCGTGTTGCTTGATATCCTTGCGTAAAGTATTCCAATCATAGTTTAGCTTCACCTTTACAATATCGTCTACTTCTTTCTTGTATGTATCAATAGGAAGTATACCTTCTGAGTATTTAGTACGGTTAAAGTATTCACATGCTCCACGTTCTTGAGCTAGTACATTAGATGCTTTAAGCAAATAGTATTGAAACGCTTCTGAAAGTTTATGTGTAAGTACCCATGCTTCTTTGTCATTATATTTTGCTTTATTTTTTGCAAGGTAATGTGCAAGTCCAATATAACCAACACCTAATGAACGTCTTGCCTTTGTACTAATCTCTGCTGCCTTAATAGGATAGCGTTGATAGTCTATAATTTCTTCTAATGCTCTAACTGCTAGTTCACACAGTTCTTCTAAGTCATCTAAATCTCTTAGTATACCAACGTTAATAGCTGACAATATACATAATGCAATCTCACCTTCCGGATCATCAATATGTTCTAACGGTTTAGTTGGCAACGTAATCTCTTGACATAAGTTACTCATATATACTGTATCTTTGAATGAACTATGTGTATTACAATGATCTACATTCATTATATAAATGCGTCCTGTTTCTGCACGTTCTTTAATTAATGCACTAAACAAATCCATTGCAGATATAGTTTTCTTTTTAATACTTGTCTTACGCTCGTATGCCTCGTATAACTCTTTAAATTTGTCTGCATCACCAAAGTATGCATCATATAAGTCTGGAACATCGTGTGGCGAGAAAAGAGTAATATCACTATTGGATAATAACCTTTCATACATAGTTTTATTAAGCTGAATACTATAATCTAACTTACGTACTCTATTATCTTCTGTACCTTTGTTATTTTTTAGTACAAGAATGTCTTCAATCTCTTGATGCCAAAAAGGAAAATGTGTTGTAGCTGATCCGCCACGTACACCATTTTGTGTACAACATCTTACAGTTGCTTCAAACTTTTTTAAGAACGGGACAATTCCTGTATGTGCTACTTCGCCACCCCTAATTTTAGAATTGACTGCACGTATCCTACCAGCATTAATACCAATGCCTGCCCTTTGCGCCGTATAACGTCCAATGGCCATATCACTAGCAAAAATACTGTCAAGAGTATCATTAGAATCAACGAGAACGCAGCTTGCAAACTGGCGTACAGGGGTTCTGACTCCCGCCATAACTGGCGTCGGGATATTAATTTTAAAAAGTGAGGTCGCATCGTAATATCTCCTTACGTATTGTAATCTAGTTTCTTTTGGATATTGTGCAAATAGTGTTGCCGCAATCATCATATACATGTATTGAGGTGTTTCAAACAACTCACCATTACTTCTGTCTTGACATAGGTACTTGTCAACTACTTGACGTAGTCCTGCGTAGGTAAAATTTTCATCTCTAGTATGTTTAATGTAAGTATCTAAGGTAGAAAGTTCGTCAGTTGTATAAGAATCTAATATAGAACCATCATATACTCCGCGTTCTATATTAAGGTTAATTACTTCGGATAACGGAAGAGTTTTAAATTCACCAAATACTTCTTTATAAATGTTATAGCTTAATAATCTTGCTGCGGCAAATTGATAGTTTACTGATTCTAAAGTAATAAGATCGTTAGCACTTCTAATTAACACTTCTTGAATTTCTGTAGTACTCATACCATCGTAAAACTGTAGGTTAGCGTTCATTTCAATCTGTGAGCTACTTACGCCTGCTAAACCTTTACATGCATGTTCTACTACTGTGTGTATTTTATCAATGTTTAAATTTTCTTTACTTCCGTCTCGTTTAACGATCATAGTACCGTTGGACATGTTTCTTTTCCTCTTCATATATTGTTATCTCTGATATTTATTACTGTAGCTCTGGCATAGAATAATTTCTTTCTATAATTATACTTTCTGGTAACTGATTGACATGTACATAATTATCATCTAGCCCGATCACTTCCTTGTTAATTGAAAGTAGATAAAGTTTAGTATTATTTTTAATGTCTCTCCCTATAATTATCTCAAAAGTCTTACCATTAAAACTTTCTGTTAACTGTAAAGTATAGCACATTCCAAGTATTTTACAGAAACTACAATATTGATTTTCATGTAAGAGCTCCCAAGGGCCTGGCCACGATTCCTCATTATAAGGGTCTGTATGTATACTAACTGTTGGTGCTAAACTGTAGAATCGAACAACATCATTAATTGGTTTAGATGAACTTTCTAGTTGTTCTC